TTATTTTCTTATAACTTGAACTTGTATTCCTTCTATAGCTTTACCATATATACCAGCATAATCAGTTAAATCAGTAACCCAAGGAAGCCATCTTCCTCCTACATATGTTTTATATTGAACGCTATAATTATCTAATCCTACTAATTGCATTTGTAAACCATCGATATTTTTACTTAATATACCAGCGTAATCTTGTCTATCAGTAACCCAAGGCAACCATTTACCATCTATAGTATGAACTCTGTATCTTATACTACCTTCATTTAAACTAGCGTATATTGCTTGTATTGGTTTTCCAAAGATGCCTGCATAGTCATTTAAATTAACTACATTAGGTAGCCATTTTCCTTTTGCATGGACTTGATATGTTACATCAATATTTTTATTTATAGTTGTACTTTCTGAACCTCTAATTAACCTATTTTTAAAATTCCACCATCTAGCCCAATTATTATCATGAAAAGCAGATGGACAATCTTTTCTAGAGGCGTCATAGTGTCTTACAACATGATTTGCATCTATACCATATTTTTTCATAAGGTATCTTGTTAATTCTAAAGTATTTTCTACCGTTTTTTCTGATATTCTTCCGTTATCAGTTCCACACATTTCTATAGCTATAGAATTTCTATTATTTATTCCATATCTATTATGACCATCTCCACAATGCCAAGCACCGTTATAATCTTCTACTACTTGATATATTTCATTATCATCTACAAAGTAATGTGCTGATGCATTTCTATTTCCTCCATAAAAATAATCTGCATTATTCTTAGCAGTATCACCTATATTTCCCGTATAATGTATTACAATATACTCTACGTTATTTCCTTCATAGTGATTATATGGACTTATTTTTCTTTTTATATTTAACATGGTACTACCTCCTAAAATTTATGTTTTTATATTTTAAAAAGGCAATAAAAAAAGACCTCAAAGAGTCTAATTTACTGCCTTTTATTAAACTTAATCTAAAATTATTTTCAATTTATAAATAATGCATTAATAATGTGTATATAATGTTTAAAAACATTATTTATAAATTTTATATAAATTATTTATTATCTTTTAACCCTTTTGTAGATGGATCTACAACTACACCTATAACTGCTGCTGCAACGGCAACAACTGCAACTGGATTAGCTAATATATCTAATAAAGCATTACCTAAAAGATTCCAACTTGTTAAAGTTTTAAAATCAACTCCAGCGGCACTAAATATAACACCCCCTAACCCTAACCAAAAATATGGATTTTTTACTCTGTTTTTCATTTGCAACATCTCCTTTTATTTAAATAAATGATTTTGTATAGCATAAAAAAAGAAACCTATAACCCCACTACAAATAAAGCCAAAGCCCCATTTTAATGTATTTATAAGTCCTTCTATACTCTTACATAAGTTTTCTATTTGTATATCCCTTTTAGCATCACTCTGCTCTAGTTTATCTAATCTTTCAGAATGATTATTTATACGCCTTTCATGTGCTTCTAGCATGTGATCTGCTACTTCATTATTCATATTAACTCCTTATAAAACTAAAGATTTATATTAAAAAAGAGATTCTTAAGCTCCTAATGAAACTATTAAATCTCCTCTACCTTCACTTATTAAAATTTTGTCTATTTCATCTTTGTACTTCATCCACTTTGGAACTATTAATTTATACTCTAATCCATCTCCTCCATTTGCTTTGTCTATTATTCTACTTGCTATATATAAAGCCATTTAACTCACTCCCATCAATAAATTATCAACGACATTCTTAGTCATATCTAACTCTTTAATTAGATTTTCTTTATCTTGTTTTAATTTCTCATTTTCATTTTCTAATATCTTATTTTTTTCATAAATACTCTTAACTGCTTCATTAATATTTACAATAACTGCATTATTTTCTTCATCATACTTTGAAAAATCTTCTTGTAATAACATAGTTTCTACACTAGCAGTATCTGCTCCAACTGATCTACCTGGTGAAGTAGCAGCTAAGGAATAACTAGCAGCAATTGTAGCGTTATAAATACCAAAGCCATTCATATTAAGAGGTCTTAAAAAGTCTATTTGTTGAATATTTGCATATAACTTTATAACATCTTTGTATTTTCCATTTAGAAGATATCCTATTGATGTAGTATCTCCACCATATAGCCCCCCACCGTAGAAACTTCCTCCAGTCGGTAATGTTAAATTCGATTCTATATATAGAGAATTTTTTGCATGATAAATATTTAAAAGAGAATCATCACTTTTAAGTATTGTAAATCCTCCTTTAAATCTAGGCGAAGTATTAAATAAGGCTGATTGATGGAAAATACATGGCGTGTTCATAAAATTAATACCACCACTTATTAAATTATTTCCTAAAAAGTTGTGTAAATCTTGTTGAGCAATAAGTATATATGGAACCATGTTTAGTTGGTCATCATCTGTTAATTCTGTTGTTGCTCCTATCGCAAAATAGTGGGCAGAACCAGTTAAGCCAGTTGTAACCCCTCTATAATGAGATGTAACTTTATTAGATGCAAACATGCCTAATAAATCACCATTATTAACGTCATATGCATATAAAGAACCATCCATATGTTTAACACCTATACCAGTTTGGTCTACAAAGGTTATACCAGCATAAATTTCATCATCACATGACTTATAAGGATATGCAACACTTCCTTCAAAACAACAAGCTTCTTTTATATGAAAATATAACCCAGGTCTATATTCTCCTTCCCACCCTAACATTATGTTCATAGTAGTAGTAGATTTGGCAGTAAAGGTTATAGAAACCCTAGTCATTATTCCATCTTTTGTATCAAAACTTACATTACCTAATCTATAAGCACCTATATCATTTGACATAATAAAGTTATAATTAAGTTCTTTTATAATATTGGATTCTACCCAAAATGCTAATGTGTATGTTTTATTAGTTTCCATTGGAAAAGCAGGAACTTGTATACCAAAAGTAACATGTCCATTTGTTTGAGTAGGTTCTACTCTTAAAATATATGTTTCTGTTAAAGATATAAACTCTAATGTTTCCTTTGAGTTCCAAACTCTCCAAAATTTCCAACTATTTCTAAAATCTCCGTTAGGAACTAATTGAGATTTTCCTGTGTTTTGAATCTGAAATTCAAATTTATTACTAAATTGTTTAAATTGTGATTGGGTAGCATACATAGCATCTGTTTGACCTTTTGTATAAAACTCAGAGTTAACAGTACTTATTATTGCTGCTTTAGTTATCTTTTGTTCTGCCTCAGCTTTCCATGTACTAAGTCCAGATACTTGACCAGCTAAGCTTTGATTATTAGTTTCTACTGCATTAACTTTACTAGTAATGCTATCTAATTTCATATCTATAGTAGAAAGCTTACTATTTGTAGAAGATAATTGGTCTTGTACTTCTTCTGGAGATAAAGACCAATCTGTAGCTTTATTTCCAAATTCAAGTTTAGGCCTACCTATTTTAATTTTAGAACCTCCACATTGAATATATAAACCTATGTAAGATACTGTTTTTATAGGTTTATTTGATATAGTTAAAGTTCTAGATAATCTACCTTTGTAGTTAACTTTTTTGGCATCTAACCAACATCCAACATATTGAGTAGTTCCATCTTCAAAATCAACACCTAACTCAAATCCTAATCTATTTTTAATGCCTTCAGTCATATTTTCAGCATTAATTTCTACTGAAACTGTAACTTCTCTACCCCTTAATTGTTTAGGGTCTATTGCCATACTAAAAACAGTAAGAGATCCAGGTATTTTTTCTAAGTATACATTTGTTCCTTTAAGTAAATTCCTAACACCTATTTGAATATTATCTATTTTATTGTTTAATCTAGTTTCAGTTTGACTTAAAGTTAACGTCATACTATTTAAGTTTCTTTCAACAGAATTTACTTTAGTATCAACACTAGTTATAAGTCCTGTTGCCTCATTTATTTGGGTAGTATGCTTTCCTATAGTACTTTTTAAGGAGTCTACAGTTTCAACAGTCCTATTATAATCATCTTTAAGTAAAACTGTTTTACCATCTTTAACTATTTGAGTGTTATTAATAGCAGTACTAATTTGGCCTTGTATAACACCTATAGTTGTACTATGGCTTTCTGTTAAAGTCTTATTACTATCAGATTGCTTTTTTAAGGAATTAAAAGCTACATCTAAAGTTTGATTTTGATTATTCAATTTTATCTTTGTAGCATTTAATGTATGTGTATTTGTATCTTTATTAAATCCTTCTGAGAAACTAGAATAATCTATTTGTTTTTCTCCTACGGCATTACTAGCAATCATATTAGATTTTATTAAATCATTAGCTATAGCTTTTTCTTTTACTCCAGTATGATCTATTAATACACTTTGTCCATCTTCACCTCTAATAATGAAATTAAAATCTCCTTTAGCATCTTTTCCCATTTGGATTCTAACTTTATTATTTTTATCTTTAAATTGTAAAGTAGTTCCTATAATTTCAATTCCACCATCATCAGATTTAATTTTTACTTTGTTGGTGCTTATTTCTCCTGCATTAATTTTAGATGCATTTACACTAACTATATTTGCATCATCAACAAATATAGTTTTCATGTTTAAACTATCACCAGTAATACCGCCTACTTGTATATTTTCACTAGATAAATTTCCATTTACAAGAGTTCGTATATTACCGACATTAGCTTCCAATACTTGTATAGTTGCATTTGTTGAATGTAAATCTGTTATATTAGCTTTATTTGCATTTAAATCAGTTATAGAAGCATCATGTTTTACAACTAATTTATCTATAGTAGCAACATTAGTTGTAAGGCTTCCTATTTGAGCGTTAACCGCAGTTAATTGACCAGATATAGTAACATCTTGAGCTTCTAAATTAATTATTTTTGCATTTATAGCTTTAATGTTTGTAGCTTCTATAACTTCTTTATAGAAATCTTTTATTTGATTAGTCTCTATACCATCTATAGTAGAACCCTTTATAGTTCCATTATCAGTAGTTATATTTTCTACTGTGTCAGCTGCTTCTTGAAACTGTGTTTGAATATCTTCAAAGCATAAGGTCGTATTAGCAAGTTCTACACTATCTTTTTCATGTTCATCTGGAAACTCTATTATTTTAACTATTCTTTGTTTATCTTTAAATTTATCTTCTTTAGATATAAGAGTTATTGTATCTCCTAACTTATAATCCAAAATATTTTTATATTTATCATTAAGCTTTGCTAAATTTAAAATTGTAGCAGAATAAGATCTAAAGGGTTTTGATATTTCATTTAATTTGGCTATAGCATCATCTTTAAGGTGTTCTTTAACTGTATACCTATCATCTATCCAATATGCAGTTTTAATTTTATTAGAATACTGATAGTTTTCTACGTATTCTTTTTTATCATTTATATCAGTAATCTTTAAATCATCTTTTCCGATAGGAATTAATTTTGTAAAGTAACCATAAGAACTACCTTGAATGGATAAAGATTTTAGATTTAAAGAATCTATAAAGTAAGTTCCTTTATCCTCTCCTAGGTGTTCATATACATCTATGGTTTTAGATAGAGTATTAAAAACTATATCACATCTATATATTTTTTTAATTTCTTGTACGATTTCCAAACTAGAGCAGTTAGTCATTCTAACAGTTCTCTTTTTCTTTAAATCGCACTTACCTACAACCCAACCAGTACCAGCTAAAGCAAGAGCTAATGCTTTATCAATTGTTTGTTCTTTACTTTCAAACTTTGAAAAAGGCTTACCTTCTATATCCTCTAAATTTAAAATACATTTAAATTCAGTATATTCATTTTGGACAATTCTTTCTTTAACTATATATTCATTTTCTTTGGTCCTTATATAGCACTCTTCTACTATATCAAAATAGTAATTTGCCTTTTTAGGATAATAAAAACAGAGTGTCTTTTCTCCACTCTGCAACTCACTTTCTATAAATAAATCTTTATAATCTATTAAACCAGCTATTTTTTTCTTATTTTTATCATGTAAATGTATCAAAAGAGGCTTCCCTCCTTTCTTGCTAAATTCAACTAATCAATTACTCTTCTTCATCTATCATATAGTCTATAACCATTAATTCAGCTGGAGACATATCGCAATTACTGTTATATAAATCATTTATATTAAATTTATGAATATCTATATCAACTTCTATATCTAAAAGTGAATTTATTTCTTTATTGCATACATCTATAAATTCTTCTTTAATGTCATATGTATTATCTTTATTTAATTTTAATTTTCCATCTTCATCTTTAACACAATATTTTTCTATTATTTTTTCTCTTTCAGAGTTATATATTTGTAACTCACTTTCTATTTTCTTTATATTTTTAGCTAGAGCATAAGATAATTTACAAGGTAAACCTTGTTTATATGCTATATTGCTTAATTGTTGTGATCCATTTACTAATTTTCTTAATGATAATTTCATAACACTTCTCTCCCTTTTAAAATATATTTATTATTTAGCTGCTAACTTGTCCTGTTCTGCATATACTAAATCTTCAAAGTCTCTCATATCTTTTCTTATAGCTTCTTTATTTTTATTGTAGACTTCTTGATTTTGTACAGTTTTACTTAAGTTTTCTTGAGTAGTTCCATCGGTACTTAAACTAGCACTCATGTATACTACTATTTGTCCATCAATTGTTGATGTTCCAGATATAGTTATTGTTTTATTTGTATTTAACATTTGTATCATCCTTTCTATATGAATCTTGGATTGTATTTAATTTTTATATTGCAAGTGTTCTTACTTAATGTGATTAAATTGTCTCCTGGAACTAAAAAAGGGAACTCCCACATATCAGTATCATCAAATTTATTGATACCATCCTGTGTAACCATTCCCTCAATTCCATCTATAACTATAGTTTTATTGCCTTTTAAGTTTTTTACGACAATAGGATCTTCGCCTAATCCAGTTATTTTTAAATCAATCATATCTATAGTAGGAGTTATTTCTAAAACTACAGGCACTTTTGTATTACCTTCACCGTTTATAGTTTTACTTGAAACTCCATTTGTAATAGTTTCTATGACTTCATTTTCAATGTTGTAACCTATAAAACTTAATTGTAATCTTCCTCTTATTTGCCTTAAACTAGGTTGATCTGAGTTTCCATTTAAAACACATTTAAATCTTAAGTTTCTATCTTTAAAATAAACTTCAAATGGCTTTACCATATTACTTAATAAATCACTTTTATCTAAATAATATCTTTTTTTAGTTAAAGAATTTACTAAAAGAGTAACTGTAATTACATTTAAAGATACTTTTGAATCAAAGAAAAGAGGTAATAATGTATTTGCATTTTCAAAGTCTTTTAAATTGTTAATGCTAGAGTTTTGAATATCAACATCTAAAACTCTAGCATTAAACTTTTCTATATTTATATTGTTTATACGCATTTGTTACCTCCTTTTTCTCATTGTATTTAAAGCAAGTCTATTTGAAACTCTTGGAACTACAACTCTATCTATTTCTTCTCCTGCAATGCTAATAGGTATTATAATGTTTCCATCAGAATCACCTTTATTTTTCATCATAGAGTTTATAACCCCTTGAGCAGTTTGTCTTGCAGTCTCTAAAACCATTTGCTCACTTGATTCATGGTTATATATTTTAGTTCCACTTGGTAAGTCATATAACTCATATCCTCTTTCATGAAGGTATGTTAAACCACCTTTAAAGTGTGAGTTACCTGTCCAGTTTCCTCCAGGCTTTTTACCATGACTTTGGAAAAATGTGTTTACAAAGAAGTTTTTAACTAGACTTCCCCATCCACCATTCCATGCATCTTTTAACTTATCCCAATTACTTTTAACTTTACCAGTTGTAGTATCTACATCTTTTGTAATATCTGAGTTCATAGAAGTTATTTCCTTAACTGCTTTATCTCTTGTTTCTTTAGCTGCATTTACAGTATCATCTCTTTGCTTCTTCGCATCTGCAATAAGTTTATCTCTTTGTTTGTCACTTATTGAACCAGTCTCTTGTTGCATTCTATATGCTTCAGCTATTCTTTCATCACATTCTTTGTTAGCTGCTTCAATAGCCTTATCTCTAGAGTTATTTAATTCTTTTATATGTTTAGATGCCATATCAGCAGTTATATTTTTGTCATTATCTTTCATTCTTTCAAGAATTACTTTAGCTTCAACTTCAGTATCAGATAAAGTTTTTATAGCGGTAGTTTTCATATCTTCTTTAATTTGCTTAATATCTTGTAACTCTTGATTACTAAGCTTTCTATGTTCTTCAGCTGCTTTAGCATGAATAGCATTAATTTCATTTTGAGCTTTATCAACTAGTTGTTTTTGATGAGTCCAATGACTTTTTGTTTTATCTAGTGCATCCTTTTTTTCTTGATCTGTAAGGGCATTAGTTTTAGCAAAGAAATCTTTTTGACTTTTTAGATCTGCATCCCTTTTTTTATCAATACCTTCTTTAATTTTATTAGCCATGTCTGTATAAACTTTTTGCATTTCTTGAGATTGTTTCTTTGATAATACTACACTTTTATCTAATGTATCTTTAAAGTCTTTTATAGTTTGGTCCTTTTGTTTTTGAGTTAAACCTTTAGTACCATTAACCATTGCAGTATATTGTTTTATTATTTCATCTTTATTCTTACTAGTTAAAACTCCTGTATCAGAAACTAATTTCTTAAAATCTACAGTCATTTTTTCTCTTTGATCTTTAGATAGACTACTAGATTTTTTACTCATTTCTGTAAAGTTTTTAACTACAGTATCTTTTGCTTCTTTTGAGAATTTATCTGAGTTCATTTTTAAGTTCATCATAGATTCACTTGCTTTTTTATCTAAGTCTAAGTAAGCTTGTACATTATCTTTTGTTGCTTTAGATATTTTAATTACATCTTTTTCTGTAGCTTGTGCATAGTTTCCAAACTTATCTCTGCTATATTCAACTTTATCTGCAAATAAATCTACCGCAGGTGTTGCACTTTTATTTAAGTGTTCAGCAACTTTATATCCTGCATATCCAACGGCAGCTACTGCAGCTACACCTAATGCAATTGGTCCTAAAGAGCCTATAACGGCAGCACCAAAACCTCCAGCAGCAACTTCTGCTCCTGCTAATCCAGCTCCTGCCGTTTCTGCTGCTGGAGCAAGTCCTAACAATATCTTTGAGAAATCTTTAAATGTAGCAGCGGCTTTTAATGCTTTAAACTTTCCAACAGTTCCAATTAAGCCACCTATACCACTAGATACATGACCTAAACCACTTGTTATAGGCCCCATTGCAATAGCAGCTAGTCCTGCTTTAACTATAAATTCTTGAGTATGTGGACTTAAATTACTAAAGCTATTTGCTAATTTAGTAATATCTCTAGCAACACTTGTTATAGCTGGAGCTAACGCTTGGAAAGTTTTAATTGCTGCACCTTCTAGAGCACTTTTCATTTCTGCTAAACTACCCTTTGCATTTTCACTCATAGTTTTAGCCATTTTAGCAGTAGCACCTTCACTGTTGTCTATAGCATTTGCTAATTTATTAAAATCTCCTTCACTAGCATTTATGATTGAAAGCCATCCAGACATGGCCTCCTTCCCAAAGATAGTTGCAACGGCACTAGCTTGAGTAGCTTCATCTAAACCACCCATTTTTTCTCTAAGGTCAGACATTACTTCTCTAAAGCTTTTCATCTTACCGTCACTATTTTCTACAGATATTCCATACTTCTCCATCATAGCGGCCATACTATCCGTAGGCTTTACTAAGTTAGTTAATCCTGCTCTAAGTGCAGTACCAGCTTGACTTGCTTTAATACCACTATTGGCCATTAATCCTATAGCTAAAGAGGTATCTTGAATATTATATCCTAAAGCACCAGCTACAGGAGCTGCATATTTAAAAGTTTCTCCCATCATACCAACGTTAGTATTGGCATTAGATGAAGCAGCTGCTAATACATCACTAAACATACCAGCATCTTTAGCTTTTAATCCGAATCCTGTTAATGCATCTGTAACAATATCGGAAGTAGTTCCGAGGTCTTCATTAGATGCAATTGCTAAATTTAGTATAGGTTCTATACCTTCGAGCATATCACCAGTTTTCCAACCAGCCATTCTATGTTATTAACCCTAAGCTTTTTATCTTAGGCTCTGGAAGTTTCCTTCATTTTCATCGGTTTGTCACTTCAAACCCAGCATAGCATACCTTTTTACGTAATTATTTCATCCATAACGTAGAGCGGCCTCTTGGTGTATTATTTCAACACTATGCGTTGCCCCTGACCAATTAGCATACTAATTGTCACTATATCACTATAGCTTAATGAATTTATATCATGCCTTCGGTTCGGATTAGGATTTTACACCCTCCCCGCTTAATTCCACTCTAATAATCTTAAGTTTTCAATGGATTTAACTTAAGACGGCAATAATTTTGCCATATACTCCATACCTTCGCCTGCTTGTGCAGCACTAAATTTAGTTTTAGCTCCCATTTCTTGAGCCTTATTTTCTAACTTTTTAAGATCATCACCAGTAGCTCCAGAAATAGCTGCTACCTTATCCATTTGAGCCTCATATTCCATACCTACATGAGCGGCAGCTACTCCTATTCCTGTTAAAGGTAAACTAACATGAGTAGTAAGTTTTCCACCTATCTCTTGTGCCTTGCTACCTACTTTTTTAAAGTTATTTCCTAAGTCCTCAAGCCTTTTAGATGCATTACTTACACTATGAGTATTTTCTACTTCTCTATTGAATTTATTTATAGCAGATTGAGCTTTATTTACTTCTTCTTCTGCTTTATTCATTTGAGTTTCATAGTTTTGCAATGTCTTAGCATTATTTTCTACAGTTTTATCTAGCTTAGCATGTTCTTTTTGTAATTCTTCTAAAGCTTTTTCAGTTTCTTTAGCCTCTTTACTTTCTTTACCATAGTTTTTTATAGCCATTTCATGAGCTTTTTCAGCTTTAGAAAGAGACTTTGCTAATTCATCTCTTTTATGTATATTACCTTGTAATGTTTCAGTAGCATCTTTAATACTCTTTTTATAAGTTTCTAATTTCTTATTTTGTAAATCTAATTGTTTTTGCAATGAGCTTTGTACTCTATTTACACCTTCTGTAGATTTACCAAATGCCTCTAAACCACTTTGAGCTGCTTTTAATTCGCTCTTATTATTTTTAATTTCTGAATTTATACCTTTTAATGTACTGGAATATCCAGAATCATCAAGTATCATCTTTGCGGTTATTCGTTTTTCTGTATCACTCATTTACACTCCTTTCTCTTTCTATAGGAAAGGTACTTCATCTATACTAACAACTTTTTCAACATATCCATCATCTGAAACTGGTTGAGTTTGCTCTTCATGTTCTTTATTGAGTTCTCCGATTAACATAACAATTTCTTTGAATGTACTATCGAAGAACTCTTGTCTTGTGAAATTTAGTTTTGTTTTTGCAATAAAAAAAAGCCTATTTATATCAAAGGGCTTTTCATTTAAATCTATTTTTTTTTACCTTCATCTTCTGATTTATCTTCATCAGTAGTAGTATCAGATGTTTTAACCCCTCTGTAATCAAAATATAAATCTGTTGCAAAGGGTATTATTTCATCTATAACTTGATTTGGAGTTAATTTTTCTTTTAATTCATCTATAGTTAATGGGTTTTCATTCCCATCCTTATCAACTCTTTTTGATGTACAAGAACATATCATAACTTTTAAAGCATTATTATATAAGTTTTTACCGTACATAACCCCATTTATTACGTCTCCAAAGTTATCAAATCTTTCATCTATATCAAATATAGTCTTATTTGTCATTTCAAAATCTAAGTTCTCATTTCCTACTTTAAATTTTCTTTTCATTTAAATTCACTCCCTATTATTTTTATTAATGTTCAGAACTAACTCCATCTGTTTTTTCTTCAGGTACAGTAACTTGTTTAAAGAAATTCTTTAAGAACTCTGGTGTTACATTAGGAGAGTCACTGCATACATTGTATTGCCATAATCCATTTATTAAAGGTCTAAAACTAGCCTCTATTTTCTTAGCTTGGAAGTTTGCTTTACCTTCCTTATCTTTTAAATCTTCATCTGATAATCCAAATGTTCCAGCGAATAGTATTCCATACTTATCTATTCCTTGAGCTTTCTCTGCTTTATATAAAATAGCAAGTGTTGGAGCTATGTCATTATCATTTTTTATTACTCCACCTGTTTTAGCTAACTTATGCCCCATAACATAACATTCATCTGCATCTGATAAATCTGTTATATTTAAAGTTACCTTTACATCTTGTAAAGTTTGTTCCTCTAAAACTTTTCTTCCTTCATGATAATATGGATCACTATTTTGTTTTGGTTTTATTCCTATTTGCTTAATACCTTCTAAGTACCTAGGAGTATCAAAAGTTATACCCTCGTCAGTTTCAGTTTTTAAGTGAGCTACATATAACTTACTTACGTTTACAACTGGTAATATTTTTTGTGGTGCTGACATTCTTCATCATTCCTTTCTTTTATAAATAAAAAAACTAGCTTAGATTAGCTAGTTGGTAAATCAATATTAAACCTCAAAGGTTTATGATATAGTCCTGTTTTTTCTTCATATAAATCTGGACTTCCTGGATTGTATTCAAATCCAGCTTTAATAAATTTATTAACTATAATTGTTTCTAAGTTTGTATAATCTCCTAAACTAAAAATATCAATTTGGACTAAGTGATTTAAATAGTCTATTTTACCTTCACTATATTCACTTCCTCTAGATCTAATAACTTGATACTCTATATATGGAGGTTTAGGATTATTAGCATGAATAAAATATACTTTTTTATCACTTGTTAAATCTAATATATCTTTATCGTTTAAAACTTCTTTTAATTTCTTTTTTATAATCGAGGCATCTATTTTTATATTACTTTCCAAAATATCACCCCATTTTTCTAAATATCGTTTGAGCTACCTTTGAAATAGCTTCCTCTGTGTTTTCTTCAACACTTCTTTCAAAGTATCCTACATGAGCCTTTTGTTCACTTGTACCATACTCTTGAAATATATCATAGAAGGCTTTACTTTTTGCAGTTCCTTCTGTCGCTAGGGCATTTTCTTTAACAGATATTTTAATTTCAGCAAGTTCTCCTGTTGGTCCTACTGGAGTATCATTTTCTACCCCTTCTCCGATTACTTTTATACCTGATCTTACAGCTTGCCTTTTTATAACTGTATCTAAAGCCATATTTTTTACATATTCTTCAAACTCTTCATATCCCTCAAGTTCTATAGTACTTGACATATACACCTCCAAATAAAAAAAGAAAGCTATATAGCTTCCTTTTTATCTTTTATCATAGTAAATATTGATGAAATTAAAAATAAAATTGCTACAACTAATCCACCAATAAAGTTGATTGGACTATCAGCAGAAATTGAAGTAAATGCTGCAGCTAAATTAATTATAAAAGCAATAATCATAAATATTCTACTTAATTTTTCTTTATTATTAACTATACATGCACCTACTAAACCAGCTATACTTGCAAGTATACTTAAAAATGCAAATGTTAAAGTACTACCGCCTGCTGGATTAGTTACTTTCATATTAAATCCAATAAACAGTAACATACAACCTAATAGGATTCCAAATATTCCTCCTATAAGGCCTAAAATAAAAGCAGTTTTTTTCATATTATAACACCTCCAAGCTATATTATAACTTAAAAGGTAATAATTGGAAATCTAACAATTTATTTTAGCTTTAATATCTACAAATTCATGCCTATTTTCAAAGTCTAAAACATCTAAAATATCATAATAAAAACCTTTATATTCTATTCTAAATATTTTACTTGCTCCTGGATCTAGTAACTCTTTTACTTTTTTACAGTATCTAACTGTAAATGTAACTATATTTTCACTATTATTTGCTTTAGCAGCTATATATTCCTTTCCAGATACTCTTTTATAACCACTCCAACATTTATAATGTTCTTTCCAAATTTCTTCATCAAATCCATTTTCATTAGTTTCATTTGAATCTGATAATTTTTCTATTTTTATTCTTTCTGTTAATCTACATTCAGCCATTTAATCACCATACTTTAACTGATTCATAATAGTTTGTAGTGAAAATCTCACTTTTTTTCTTCTTTTTTCTTCTTCCATTAATCCTTTATCTTTGTACCATTCATTGACTAATATTTTACAATATCTTTTAGCTCTTTTATTTTCGCTAGTAAATTCTTTTCCAGTAGCATCTTTTAGATATTCCTCAGCTGCATCTATACAGTCTTGAATTTCTTCATCATCATCGTCAAAATCTACTTTTAAGAACTTTTTAGCCTCTTCTAAAGTTAGAATCATTTAATCCCTCATTTCTTAAAAAATAGCTAAAAAAACGACCTTTTTAAATCGATTCTAAGGTGTCTCAAAAACTTTAATAGACTAATAATACCTTGTAATTTCAACGTATTATTAGTCTAAAATATTTTTTGCTTTAATATTTTATTAATGCTCTGAACTTACTGCAGTTGTATCTATATATCCATTAACAATTGCAGCTTTATCTTTTATTGTTACATCTTCTCTTTCTATAGCTCTAAATAAAGTTAAGTCTTCTTCAAATACATTTAAATCTCCTATAGCTGCCGTATCAGACATTTTTATATTCATTAAAGCTCTATCCCAGAAAACTATACCTTCTTTTAAATCTCCTATTATAAAAGGTATTTTCTTTCCTGTAGTAGATAAATCACTATTTGGACAAACTTCAACTGGTATAGTTGATGCTCCAGCACATAATCTAAGAGCCATAGGTTCTTTTGGATCTGGTTGTAAAATATATTTTCCATCTGAATCTTTTAATGTATCTAGATATTGTAATCCATCATCATTTGTAATTATTTTACTAGTTGGCTTAAAAGTAGCACCTAAAGTAACATTTAAAGCTTTCTTAATATCATCTAATCCATTTAATTTTGTCTCTTCTATTGTTTTTATTTGTTCTAATATTAATTTATTTTGAGTTACTCTTGATTCATCACCTATCCATTCTATTAAAGTATTAACTATATTTTGGTCTGAATCTGCAAGTAATTCATTCGTTACAGTAAAATATCCTGCATATTTTTCAATTTCATATTTTAATCTTTCAAATTGAGGTGTATCTTTTTTACCTATTTTACCTCCTTCACCTACTTTAACAAATCCAGTTTGTTGAGATCTCTTTTTGAAAGTTCTTTGTCCTTTATCAGTAGTAACTTTTTCAACTGTTACTAAATCTTTTAAAGATTTTTTAGATTCTTTATATGTATTTATTTTAGTTAATATATCTTCTGGAACAGTATATCCACCCTCTGCTGGAGTTCCAACTGACATTTTATTATCTATTCTAAATCCATTTCTTGCAGCATTAGCAAATTCAACAATTGAATCTTTATTTTCTGGAGTAACTTTTATACCTTCTCCATCTTTAATTTTATTTTTGGCTTCTTCATCTTGTTCAGCCTCTAAGTCATACAGAAGGTCAAATTTATCACTTAAGTTTTTTAATTCTTCTTTAGCTGCTTTTGCTTCCTCTATTTTATTTTCATTAACTAAATTCTTTACTAATTCTTTTTGAGCTTTTATCTTATTCATTAATTCTAATAATTCTTTTGACATTTTTATTCCTCACTTTTTTATATATTTTTGGATTTTGGCAATAAAAAAAGATTTAGTATAAATCTAAATCCTTCAATATATCTTCCTTTTCTTTTTCAATTGTATTTTCTACTTTTGTATCATCTTCTTTTTGATTCTGTAGATGTAAAAGTACTTTATTTGCAATTTCTTCTATATCCAATTTTTGATTTTCATCACTTTTTTTATTTTCTTTAAATAAGTTTTTAGGAGTATTTTTATATTTATCTAAAAACTCTGATGAACAAGCTACTAACTCAAATTCATCCTCAACTTTTATATTAAATAGTTCAGCTGCACTTTCTCCAGTAAACCACTTTTCTTCATCCATTAAGGTTGATAACTCTTCTTTAGTAACTCCTTCTTTTACATTTTCCATATAAATATTTAATATGCTTTCTTTGCAACTATCCAATGTACTAGCAATTTTTCTTAAATCTATTGCATTATATGAGTTCCATAGCATACATAAAGGATTATGAATCATAAAGTTAGCATATTTAGGTACTATAACTTCATCTCCTGCAAGTGCTATTACACTAGCTATACTTGCTGCTAATCCATCAACATGAACAGTTTTTTTACCTTTATGTCTTTTTAACATACTATAAATTGCTATTCCAGCAAATACAGATCCACCGCCAGAGTTAATATATATATCAATATCTTGTGAGTTTTCTAGTGATTTTAAAAAGTCACTTACATCTTGAGGACATTTATCTTCATCTGTCCACCAACTACTCCAACTATCTGAAACTATATCTCCATAGAAATAAAGCTCTGCTTTTTCTTCTGTTTGATTTTTTATTTCTATCTTACCAACATTTTTTAATTCTCCAGTTTCAGTATCTTTATTTTGTAAATTTAATACCTTACTCATTATTTTCGCCTCCTTTCGAATATTGCTTACCTACATCTGTTATAGGTATGTAGTTACCATTACAAACTAATACATCTCCACCTTCTTTTGCTGGCATATCTAAAATTGCTCTAGCATCATTTGGAGTATATATAGCATTATTTACAAAGGATTTTAAACACTCTGCCTGAGTCTTTGCATCTGTTCGTAAAATAGCTTTTTCATTGAATTTATAATACTTATTTTCATTTTTCTCTTCATCACTTAATAATTTGTAGCAAATTTCCTCTTCATATTGTTTTAATATAAATTGCTCTGTATCTACATAAAAACTAAGTTGTTGCATTTCTCCACTTGAATAACTTGATTTCTCATAGTTATTTATTTGGTTTGGTTTTATTCCAAATGCTCCAGCTATTTGAAGTGATGAAAATTTCTTTAATTCATAAAATTGACTATCTGTTAGCTTTATATTTAAAGGTGTTATTTTCATACCTAATGGTATAGGAATTATTTTTCCTGCATTATCTGAACCATTAGCAAACCTTGAAATACCTTCTATTAATTTATCTTCTTTTGACTTATCTAAATCACCTGTATATTCCAATGTAGCCTTTGCAGTAAGTCCTGTTTTATAAAGGTTATTAATGAAGTTTTGACTTTCAACTCCACCCTCAAGGGTATATTTTAAAATTTTGCTAACTGGCTCACCTAATATACCATCGAATGTAAATGAAGTTTTAAAGTGTAGTACTTCTTCATTTTTAAATACAAATTGTTCGCCTGTATATCTATCAGTATAGATATACCAAAGTGCATCTTTAATTCCAAAGATACCTTTATTATCCATAACAACTTGTACATCATTACTTGGCATAATCCATAAATCTTTTATTTCATATGTAGCTCCATATTTTTCACGCTTAAATTCTTTTCTTATATAAACATAAGCATTTCCAAAGTGATTTCTATTATTTTCTACAGTTGCCCAAAATATAGAGGGTGTCATATAAGGGTTAGGTCTAACCTTTAATAAATTATATGCTTTATTTGGTGCTGCTCTTATTACACCTTTTTCCGTTTCTTGATACATTTTAATAGGCATTTTACCTAATGTCTCAGATAACATTTTTAAGCAAGTAAAATAAGTAACTTCACTTAAAATACTTTTATTTCTAGTTGTTATACCTAACCATTCTAGTAACTTTTCATTTTTCATATCAACAGTTTGAGGTTTAGGTAATATAAGATTCTTTAAATTTTTTATAAGGTTCATTTTTGCACCTCCCTTCTAATTCCATCCCATCATATCTAGATACCTATCAACCGATTCATTTACATTTACTAATCTTTCTTCTTTAAATGCTAATTTATATGCATCTATAATGGCATCAATTGGGTCTATTCTTTTGTTTCTCTTATCTTTATCTATCTTAATTTCTCCATTTGGATTAGAAACTGTTTTTGCATTTAAAGCTGACCATGAAAGCAATTCATTTTCTTTGTTATATTCAATATTTTTTGCTCTTACTTCAAGTTCAAAGTCCTCAGTAGGGTCATTAAGCCATTTATGGGTTTGATAAATTTCTATACAATCGAATCCTAATTCTTCTAAATCACTTAAAAATGTATCTGCATTATGTGGGTCATAGCCTAACTGTTCAATTTTAAGATCGTATTTTTCAATAAGGTCCTTTAAATATTTAATTATATATTTATAGTCAGTTTTAATACCTCCTAAGGATTCTGTAACTGTCAATAATTTGCTTTTAATCCATAAATCGTATGGTGCATCATCACTTTTGATATGTTCCTCTACTTTCATTTTTGGTATAAAACTATGAGAATGAATATAATACTTCTTAACCCCATCAACATAATATACAAATACCAACGCTATTGAAGTTAAGTCTCCTCCGGAACTTAAGTCTAATCCTGCATAACATTTTTGCCCCCTAAAATCTTCTAGAGTTCTTTCACTTTCACATTCCTTCCAAAACTTAGGCTTTATATATTGATCATCTGTAAATTGAATCCATATATTTAACGCCTTTGTTAGAAAATCTCTTAAATCATCTCCACCCATATCTCTTGCAGAATCTCCTACTCTTTTTAAATTTTCAAGATCTTCTGCATCTTTACATACTAGTGGATTAGCTTTTATCCAATTTTTAGAGTTCCAAATATCATCTTCTTCATCCATTTCAGCTATATACACAAATTGAGCATCATTAGTAAATACATTTTCTAAAATGTTTTTACAGTATTCATACAGCTTAAAACAAGGACAGTTTAATTCAAATCCAGCAGTAGTTATTACTGAAATTAAACACTGTTTCATTTTTCTTGTACCACCCTCAAGCAACTTATACATTTGATTGTTCTTATGGGCGTGATATTCATCGACTATACCAAGCAACGGTCTAAAACCATCTATTGATTTTGTATCTCTTCCTAATGCTCTTATTATAGAATTAGTATTTAAAGCTATTATTGTATTATCATGTTCCCTAACCTTAAAAAACTCTGATAAATCTTCATCAGAGTTAATAAACTTAATCATTTCATTTAATACTATTTTAGCTTGATCTGACTTAGTAGCCGTACAATATAGTTGTCCATATTTATATCCACTAAAAGCTCCATAATATGTACCTAAAATACCATTTAAAAATGATTTACCATTTTGTCTACCTAACTGAACATACGATGTTCTAAATCTCCTATATCCAGTACCTTTTGTAACCCATCCATTTAGGCATCCTAATATGAATACTTGAAATCCTTCTAAATTTACAGGGATTTCTTCCTCACCCTCTGCTATTGTAAGTGTTTCTGCAAAATCTAAAATATCATTTGCCTTTTCTATATCAAACTCATACTTATATGCATTTAATTTAGACTTCTCCAAGTCATCTAAATGTCTTTTACATGCTAATATTGCAGGTCTTCCAGCTATAATTTTTCCTTCTACTACATCTACCGCATATTGAGTAACCCTATCTAAATTCACATAAAATCACCCCCTATTTTGCAAACTTAGAAAACTTGTTTTTCTTTTCATCTGTACTTGGTTTAGGTATAACTAATCTGCATCTGCTAGATATAGTTAACCCCATATCTGAAGCAAAGCTTCTACATTGTTTAATATGTCTATCTTCAATTATTGATAGTTTATTATATTCTTCAAAATCTTCCTGTGGATCTAATAAGTCTAATTTAAGAGCTACCTTTACATATCTACTATAAGCTTTTATATATGTAGCTAATGAGTTGCAATCTGGATTACCCATTATGCCTATATCTATTAGTTCTTTTGATATTTTTTTAAACTGTTTTTTCTCTTCTTTTGTTAAGTGACTAGGAGGTTTTATATTATCTGAATTTGCTTTTACTTCTGTACTTTTTCTTTGTTCAATCTCAGCTTTTGTAAGGTGTTTCTTACCATTTGCCACTACTAATTCAATTGGTTGTTTTTTGCCTGCCACCTTATTTTCCCTCCTATCCCTGTTCAAATTTTTCAGTGGGGAGTTTTCGCGGAAAAAAACTGCAACCGTGGACTTACGTCAAAAGCCAAAAACTTTTTGACTACCCCCCTACCCTTTAGTAATTTTCTTTTATCAATTCCTTGAGTTCATTTTGCATCTTAACTTTAGATGTTTCTCCTTTATCGTACATTCTATGTACCTTATTATGACACCTGTCTCATAAGCATATAAGGTTATGCATATTTAATCGCTTGCTCCAGCAATCTTTTAATGTTTCTATATGATGTACTACATCACTTAAGTTATCATCACATAGTTTACATATTCCATCATCTCTTTGTCTTACAGAGCCTCTAGTAAACTTCCATTCTTTACTACAATAAAATTTCTGTTCTTTAAGATCTACTCTTCGCTTTCTATAATCCTTATATACTTTCTGTTGTCTATTATTAAATTTAGCTTCACAGTCAGAACACATAGAAATTTCTTGGGGAATAATTTTACCACATCTACAAAACTTCTTTAACATATCTAATTCCTCTTTTATCAATTTTCAATTTAAGCAATACTTTGTTTCATATCATCATCTAAATCATTTACTCCTACAAAATAAAAAAGAACCCTTTTAAAGAGTTCTTTTTTATTTACTATTTTTTTATTGGTTCATTGAAAGAAGGTGGGTTAATATCCATCTTTGTATTATGATTGTTAGGTCCCGGACTAGATAAGTCAAAGTATAGTTTAGAGTCTTCAGTAACTCCAAAGTCTCTATTTGAACCTGTATCTTTAATCTCATTTAATGCATCTCTAAATAAAGCATTATGAGCTTCTTCTCTGTTAAGTAAGAAGTCTATTGTTTCTCTTACATATTTATCGTCAATTTGTCTATATAAGTATTCATATACAACTTTTGCTCTTTGTTCTGATGCTATATTTGATAATAGATCTGCAACTAAGTCTCCTGTTACAGTAACATAATCAGCAGTCCAAGGTGCTCCTGAAGAGTTTATTAAAAATGGTGATAATCCACTTAATACATGAGTTTCTATTTCTCCAGAATCAACTGCTTTATAATCAACATCATGTCCATTTAATAAATTTATTGTTTGAGCAACCATTTCCATATGGCTAAGTTCTTCCGCTGCTATATCTAGAAATAAATCTTTTATCTCTTTATCTTTTATTCTAAAGCTTTGAGATAAATATTGCATTGCTGCTTTTAACTCTCCATTTCCTCCTCCTAATTGCTCTTGCATTAAAACTGCATATTGAGGATTCGGTCTTTCTACTTTTACTTCTCTTAACAATTTTTTATCATGTTTAAACATCAACTATACCTCCAAAATCATAATTAGTAATTATAATTTCCCTTAAGCTTTAGTAATATACAAATTTTTCTATAATTTATTAGATGTTTAAATTGATTATAAATGCCTTATGAACATAACATATCTAATAGTGTGTTATATTCATTTTATCAACTTATATACCCACTGTAGACTTAGTATTTTCAATGACTTCAACCTTTATTTTTTCTATGTAAAATAAACCAATATAACATTCTCTTTCTATGTTATATTCTAGATAAAATTAAGTTAAAAATATCTAAAGCTAGTATAAGCTTTATTCATTCTGTCTTGGTCTATACCTATATAATGTAAGGTTACAGCTGGAGATGAATGATTAAATATCTTCTGAAGTAATGCTATATCTTTGGTTTGCTTATAGTAATGATATCCCCATGTTTTTCTCATACTATGAGTTCCTAAACAAGGAACATCAAATAGTTCTCCCAACTCTTTTAAAATTACATATGCCCTTTCTCTAGAGATAGGTCTATTGTAGTTTTTACGTGATTTAATTAAAAATTCATCAGGATCCTTATCCTCTACATAATCTTTAATTGCTCTTTTCAGTATTGGGTTTATCTCTATGAATTTTTGTTTCCCTGTTTTCTTTTCTCTTAAGACTATTTGCCTTTTATCTTTTACATCATATATTCTAAACTTTAATATATCTGATACTCTAAGACCTGTATATATACCCATCATAAATAGAAGGTAGTCTCTTTCATTGGTCTTTTTTAAATATGAACACATATTTTCTAATGTATCTAAATTTCTAATAGGTTCTACATAGTTCATATCTCACCACCCTAGATCTTATTTACCTAAAATACTATAAATAAAATAAAAAAGCCAGGTGAGAAAGTCCTGACTTTTTTGAACGTAATAAGTTGTTGCTAATAAATCTAATAAATGTAACTAGTTTATACTCCATACCGCTACAGAGTGCTCTTAAGAGCCGTAAAGTTATATTGGTGAGGGTTAAAAGGAATCGAACCTCTTATCTTCTAAATAAATAGCTATTTTACCATTAAACTATATCCTCACGTTGCTAGGGTAAATTTATACCCTAGCCATTATATAAAGATGGGGGTTATTAGGAAATAAGCAATTGAGTTATTTTAAATTTCCTATACTACTATATTACCACCTCTGAATGTATAAAAAATCTTTACTTTGTCGCTAAAATGTAGCCAAAGTGTTGGCTTTGCTATTATTTTCATTAAATAATGGTAGTTCTTCATAGTTTGGATACAACATACCCATAATTTTATAAACTAATCGCTCTCTTACTGTGTAGCAATGACTGCGATCCATGTGTAGCTTAAGGCTTATATATTTCATATTATTTTTATTTTTGCTATTATAAAATAATTCAAAGAAATTAGTTTCATTAACATCTAAGCAACTTAATGAGTTTTCTATTTTCGCTTTCTCTATTTCTTTTTCTAATTTACTTTGCATCAATTTATCTATTTTCTTCTCTTTATCTATAACCTCTTTTTCAACAATTCTAGAAATATTATAAGTTTCACTTGTTCTTTCATCATAATTTATAGCTCCACAACCTCTATATCTCATTTTCTCTTTCTTTATATCTAATTCTATATTATTTATTTGAGCTTCTAGAAACTTATAATTATGCAATCTTAATTCTACTTTTTTAAATAATTCTTTTTTCTCCATAGGCAGTCACTTCCCGTTTTTCTTTTAATCAATAATATCTTTCATTTCCTCTAAACACTTTTCACATATAAAAATATTTTTGATGTTTTTTAAATTCTCTTTTGATCCACATAAAATACAAGAATTATTATGTTTTTTAAGCTTAATAGTTCCATTTTCACATAATATTTCAACCGGATCATTTTCATTTATATTTAACATCTTTCTAAATTCCTTTGGTATTACGATTCTTCCTAGTGAATCGATATTTCTTACAATGCCTTTATTATTTTTGCTATTCATACTATCACTCCTAACATATTTCTAACAATTTATATCAATAAAACTACCTATATAAATGTATTTATCATATAAGGTAACCCTTGTATATCTATATGATTAATTATTATATACCCTTATTCTTAATTTTTACTTAATTAAAATAAATTTTATATAAACTTTCATCATAAATTTTAATTTTACATTTAAATATACTGAGTTTTTGAATATTTTTTAATAAATCGTCAAATAATACAATTGACATTTGAAGATATCAACAGATTATACCCTTTAATAATTTAAATGCAGTTTTTTATGCTATTTTTAAATTTTAACTCTCAATATCCAATTTTCGAAAGGACTAGTTTAATCTAGTCCTTTTTAGTTCTAAATAAAGGAATATTCTTAACTTATACCCATACTTGCAAATAGTTTAAAACTAATTAAGATTATAATAGCTATAAATACAGCAATTAATATGAATAGTTTATCTCTATTGTTCATATTTCCACCACCTATATAACTACCTTTCTTTTAATACATAAATCTATTCCTCCTTATTTCCACCTTTAATTCCCCAAGCACTCATTATTTTGTCTGCACTTTCTGGAAACTTTAATTTCCCATTGATCTCTTTACCACATATACATTGTGCTAGTGCCATATAATTTGGATATGTTTTGTAGTCACTTGCTTTAAAGAATGTTTCTTTTACACTGGGTATACTAAGTTCTATTTCAACATACTTTAACTCTGTTGATTTACTCATTCTTATCACCCCTTATTTTATACTCAAGTTTATATCTCTTTCTAAAAAGTCTTTTAGCTTCTATTGCTTGATTTAAATTACCTCTGCTAGCATTTAAATAGTCACATGCTTTATTAACACTCTCAAACTCTATAGTCTCATTTTTCAATTTATCTATAACTGTCAACGGCTTTCTTTCAACTTCTCTTATAGTTTCTAAAGCTTGTATCCTATATCTCTTTCTAAATAATCTATTATGCTTTATATAAGTTGTTATATCTGCTCTTCTCATATCTAGAAATTTACAACAATCATCTAGTTCATCAAATTCTATTTCTTTCTTTTCAACTTCATCTAAAACCTTAACTTTATAATTATGATTCTGTTTAGGTTTAACCTTTCTATAATATCCTCCTTTATCATCCTTAGGATCATAAAGAGTTATCTGTTTAATAGCTTTTCCTATAGTTAAACTTGGATTTAATATGCAAGCTAATAAAGCCATATAGTTATCTGTAAAATCAAAATCATAAGAATTAGAATATTTCACTCTAATCACCCCTATTTAATTTTTTGTTTTATATTTAAACCTATAAATAATAATCTAATTTCTTTCTTATTATTTAAAATATGACATATTCTTAGTAATCCATTTTTTATTTTAGATAAATTTTTATTACATATCCTGAATTTATAATTTTTCCTCTACACATAATAGTTGTATAAAGGAGGTGAATATATGTTTATAAAAAAATTAAGCATTGTATTTTCAATTGTATTAATTCTATTTGCAATAAATATAAATACAACCTATGCATTTAATTCTCTAACTCCTCCACCCATTAGCAACGAATATATTAAAGAGTTAGAAATAATAGATAATTATATGTATTTATTAGTAAAATCTGTTGCTACAAAAAGCATTGATCCAGATAAAGTCAATAAAGACATTAGATTTATAGAAACATTAATCAATAATTTAACTATTCATACTTCAAAGCTTTCTAAAGAAGATAATGATATTATTCTAGCTATGCAGTCCATATTAAACTATTACAAAATTTCTATAATAAATATAAGAGTTTATATAGAGAAGAATGATTCAGATAGATTAATAGATTCTATTGCTTCTTTTTCTTTAGGTTATAACTCTTCATCAACTTTAAGAAACATTATAGGAAAAGCGAAACAATAAGTTCTCGCTTTTCTTATATAAATTACAACCTTATCTCTACTAGGCATTTTTTATCCTAATCTTAGATGTAAACTTACCAAACTCTATATTCTCTTTTGAATACCTCTAAAGCTTCTAACCATGCTTCTTGTTCTGTTATACCTCTATCTTTGGCAATCTGCTTTGCTATGTCTCTAAGAATCTTGGCTGCTTCTATTATTCCCATAGTTTATATCACTTCTAATTTCCTTTTTTTGAACTTAACTTGTCTTTGCATATTTTATGTATATACTTCCAATATCCCTCGCTGCCTTTTGGTGATTTAATTGTTCCATCTTCAACAGATATATCTACTGCTAAAACTATACTTTTTAGTTCACTATCAGATAATTTATACATACCTTTTATACTATTCAAATCTGTGGATAAATTTACACTAGTTACTCTATCAATAGATATAGTATTAGGATATGGTAATAGGATATTTTGTTCGGGATTTAAATCCGTACCGTAAGGATTTATATCCGTACCCTCGGGATTTATTTCCGATAGCTTCGGATTTAAATCCGATGTCCTATAGTTAGTATCTATTAATAATTTATAGTTTCTACCTAGTGCATAATAAGAATATGTCCCTCCTATTTTTACTGTTTTATGTTTTAATACTCCTATCTTGCACATCTTCTTTAGTCTTCTATAGACTGTATCTTTTTTCATCTTTGTAATAGGTATATCCTCTGTTACACCATCATACTTAATCCAATAGTACTTATCATCTGAAATGATCTTTGATATCATTCTTTCACTATCTTTAAATTTTACAAACCATTTTAATATCAATAGATCTCTATCATCTAATTCAAGTTCTATTGCTTTTTCTTGGCTAAATCCATGTATGCTATACTCCAAGAAACTCACCCCCACTTTATTTAAATCTATTAATTTATAAGTTTTTACTTGTAGTTATCTTTATCTACATATATAATTAAATTGGAATTTTTTATTGGGTCCTCTTTTGGACTCTTTTTTTATTTTCATTAAATTTATGTTTTGAAATACTGTGTTTAACAATGTTGCTTGTCCTCTTTTTGCTTATTATAGGCTTTTAATTCATCAAATTTATTATCTAGTTCTTGTCCTAAATAACTATATTTTTTCATAAAACTTTGAAGTATTTTTATACTCATTTAACTCACTCCTTGTACAAATTTTCATTGCCAAAGAGCCTAAGCTCCTTGTTTATCGTTATATTCTTTAATCGCTATTTCTTTAGCTTCTTCATAACTCAAACCAGTTTCTTCTAATTCCTTTGTTCTTATCCATATTGGGTAAGCTATACTCAATGCTTCATCCCCATATTTTTCTCTTTGTCTATCAAGTATCCATTTAGCTTTTCTTCTTTCTATTTCCTCAATCCAATATGGATCTTCTGGGTAAACTACCTCAACTTTTATTTCTCTGCTTTTTCTTGGTGCCATTGCAACCACCCCCACTAAATTTTATGTTTATTGAAAATTGTCCTATGCAATTTATCTTGATTTACTAACTTCCAAATCTACTTTTACATTAACTTTTGATTTTTCAAGTTCTTCTCTTTGTTCTGCTATTACAATTGTTTTGATATAATTTCTCAATCTTAAAACCTCTAACTCTTCTTCTTTTTGCTTTAAAAGAATTTCTTTGCTTTCTAGAGTTTTATTTAATATCTTTACTGCTTTTTCTAAGATTACTTTTTCATCGTCTTCGTTGGATATTGGAATATATCCACCAGTAAGTCGTATCTGTTTTAATATTTTCTTAATTTCCTTTTTTAACTTCTTAGCTATAGGTTTTCTACTTTGCATTAAAACCTCATAAAGTCCATCTTCTGTTAAAAACCAAGTAAATTCATTTTGTACCCCGTAAGTATTGTTTACGGGGTTTATAATTTTAATCTTTTCATCTTCATCAATCATATTTAACATTGATCTATGATTAGAGTGTCCTATCCAATTGGCTACATCCTTTGCTAAAAATAATGGTGTTTCTAAATCACCAAAAGTTGTTATATTTTTTCCTAAAACTTTTCTTTTATCTAAAACTTCCAAATTTATCGCGCTCCTTTTATACAACATTTTGTTGTATTAATTTTTAAAAATTTTTTCCACTGGTAATCCAAAGTATTTAGATAGTTTAATAGCTGTAGATAGACTAGGAACTCTAACTCCTGTTTCAATCATTCCATAATAACTAGTAGTTATTCCTATATTTCTAGCTACATCTTTTTGAGTAACTTTTATTTTCTTTCTAAGCTTTTTTAAATCATTCAATATTAAAAACCTCCTCACAACACTTTGTTGTTTATAACTATATATTACACAACTATTTGTTGTTTGTAAAGAGAATTTTTAATTTATTGTTTATTTTTTACAACTATTTGTTGTATCATTAGACTAAAGGAGTGATTTTATGAGCAATTTATCTAATAGATTAAAATTATTAAGAAATGAGAAAAATGTTATGCAAAAAGATATTGCAAACTATCTTAATATAACTACCAGTGCATACGGATTTTATGAACAAGGTAAGAGGACCCCTACACCCGAAATTTTGTCTGCTTTAGCAGAATACTTTGATGTTTCCGTTGACTACTTGATTGGTAGAGTGGATACAAAGCAAATATGTAATAAAAATTCAGTGAATATAAATGAAAACGAAAAAGATGTAGAAGAATTATTAGAAGAAACTATGTCCCAAATATTGGATCAAAAAGGTCTTATGCTTAACGGACAAATAGTTGATGATAATGACCTTGTTCTTTTAAGAAATGCAATTAGAAATGGAATTGAATTAGCTAAAACTATGCAAAAGTCTAAGAAATAAGGGGTGTTAAATTTGAGTAGTATTAAAAATACAGTAAATAATTTAGTAACTAAGTTTAAAACAAGAAATCCATTTGAATTATGTGACTACTTAAACATCCCTATTCTTCATGAACCTTTAGGAAATATTAAAGGCTTCTTTCAAAATACACTTAATACTCCTATAATTCATTTAAATTCTAATTTAGATGAACATGAGATTAAATGTGTTATTTCTCATGAGCTTGGTCATGCAATTTTACATAAAGATCTTAATGTTTGCTTTTTAAAGCACTATACATTTTCAGTTACAGATAGATATGAAAATGAAGCAAATAAATTCACAGCGGAGTTATTGATAGATGATACTCTGCTTATAGATATTATGGAAGTAAATAATCTAATTACAATTGATGAATTGAGTAAATACTTTTGTGTTCCTAACGAGTTCATTTCTTATAAATTCTCAAGCCTTCATTTTTAGCTTTTTATGGAGTAATAAGTATAATTCAAATAGAGCTAAATTAAAGAGATAATTTTTTATATTAATAATCTTAATATTTTAATTGTTCCAAATTTATATATTGAGAATAAAAAGAGAACTAGATTTTAAAATCTAGTTCTCTTTTTATTCTTAAGCATTAACATCTATCGATTCTGTCGCATTAGATATATCATTGTAAATTTCTGATATTACCTCTTTAAAGTAATCAATTATTTTATCTTTTTCATCTTTGGTAAAAGCTTTATTTAGCTCTTTATCATCTTCATCATACTCACCAGTTGTAACTAAGCAAACATTCATATGCTCTGTTGTGTACTTAAAATCAACCTCTAAGTCAAAGTATTGAGTATTCTTTTCATGGTCAAATCTAATAGTCATCATAGAGAAGTAATAATTATTTTCTATTGTACTTTGTACTAGCTCATTTTCAATCAGATTTTCCCCACTTAATATTGCAGTCTTTATCCCCGTTAGCAATTTTTCATCATTTACAGTAGTATCATCTTCCGCCTTCTTTATCTTTAATTTCCCAATTTGTTTTATTTCCCATGGACTATGATTACTTTCTAGAAACTTATGAAATAACTGTATTTTTTCTTTTGCATCAAATTTTAATATAGATATATCTTCAAAGTTAAACATAACATCTGGATTGTTTTCTCTAACTTTATCTATTACTTCTTTAACCTTTTTATATTCAGATGCTGAGCTATATTCAAAATCCAAGCTAGCATACTCACTTTTGTCTGTCTTGTTAACTGATATTTCAATTTTTTTTTCAACTACATCTATTAAATCAATTTTACTAGGTGAGTATTCATTATATTTTACACATACAATTGATGAATTCTCATCGTCTTTAAATACATTTACGACTGTATTCTCATCGTCATCTTCGTTATATTTAATGTTTCTTAACCCTTTAAGTACGTCTTCCATTTGATCTTTAGAAAATTTAATTTTTGTAGAGTTCATATTTTTTACTTTTTTATTTATTAGTGTTTTTAATTCGATTATATCTTTCTTGTCTAAGAAAAAACTAGATGCAATATCAGAAGTATCATCTCTATTTGAGGCTATTATAAATACTCCTCTTTTCTTAAAAAAATCTCTACAATTATTATAGTTTATATAACTTTTAGTAACCGTTTTTAAATTATATCTAGAAGGATATTTCATTACTCTTACTGGCTTATTTTTTTGCATTATTCATCCTCCTTAATAATTCCTATAGGTATTTCATTATAAACTTCCATAACTTCAAATTTTATTTCTGTATCTTTTTGATTTTTTTTGTACTCATCAGTTACATTTCGCTTAAATTCTTCCATACTATTTCTGTATTTAGATTTATCACCGTATAGGTGTATACATATTTCATCACAATCTTCTAATTGATATCTTTTTGTTAATTGCCTCATAAATTTTAATTCATCTAAAGTTGGCTCTGAGTAATAGAAAACATGACTTATTTCTAATTCATAAGACCCATTTTTATGGGTAACTGTTTTTTTACTCTTTGCAAAGATATATTTTGAAAACATATGAACTAAGTTTAATGTTGTACTTCTATTTGTACAAGTGCTTCTTTTATTAAAGTAGTCACTAGGATAGAAAAAACCAAAGTCTTTATTACTTTCCTTTAATTTCTCCACTGTACTTATAAGAGAACACCATCTTAAAATATCATAATTTGATGCAACATATATGGTATATGGCTTCTTTTTCTTTTGTATCTCAACCTTCTCTAATTTATCTAAAAATTTTTCATAATTATATTTTTCAGGTTCATTGCACCAAATAAAAACTATTCCAGTGTTAAAATTTTCAATTTCTGTACAATCTCTTAATTCCATATTTTCGCATGCACATTCTAAAGTTTCCATAGTTTGCTCTATAAATTCATTTATACTTGATGGCGATATCCCTTTCCATTGTCTATTCTTTGACTCAACTATAACTGCATTATTTCCACCTATATAAGGATCATTGTATGTGAAAAATGAGTCTACCCCATGATCATTTTGTCGCTTACCATCTTCAGATTTTCCTGTATAGTGAGAACTTTTATTTACACATTTAATATCAAAGTTCCTATCATATCTCTGTGTCCATCCTAATTTTTTCAAAATGGAAATAGATTCTTTTGTCCACTTTTCTCCATCATATTGTTGTTGTTCTGACATATTAATCCCCCTCGTAAAGTACTTCTTCTATTAAAGTTTCTATTATTTCTAATAATTCTTCACAAATGCTTGAATAATTTATATTTACTATGCCTAACCTTGTTTTGATATCAATAGAAAGTTTATTTTCTTTTTCATCTAAAATATCAACTTTATATTCATCTACACTAGTGTTAATTTTATTGATTAATATAAATGCATCATTGCTGTCATACGTATCTACAGTTAATGATTTCGTTTTAACTCCAGCTATTTTTACATTTTTAAACGTTAATTGACTGATAATATAATTTAATTTATAACTTCTTAACTTCTTGATAAAATTTTCGTGTGATAATATATTATAATCAGAATATACATTTATATCTAATTGTCTATATAAGTAATCTATAATTTGCTTCATATCAATAGCACTTTTAACATCTATGCAAATATTATTGTGATTATAGTATATAAAAACATTGTGATCAGATTTATTAGTTATGTATTTTCCTAGTTCATCAGTATTATTTTTATACATATCTATTTTATGGTTAGTAATATAGCAATATTTAAAACTAAAATAGTCCCCATTACATTTCAAATCATATATTAATTCTTCATTATAATCTATACCTTTATTTTCAATGAAAACTTTAACATTATTATATAAGCTTTTATTATCATATTTATAATCAAATTTTCCTATAAACATATTTTTAAACATTTCTATATTACCTCCTTTCTAATAGATTATGTTAATATTAATTTATAATGCTAATTTTTTTTATAGTTTATATTATACATAATTTAACTATAAATTTAAACAATAATTTACTAATAATTGTAATCAATGGGAGGAAAACATGATAGCTGCAATCTATTCAAGAAAATCAAAATTTACTGGAAAAGGTGAATCTATAGAAAATCAAATACAACTTTGCATGGACTATGCTAAGAACCTAGGGATTAATGAATTTTTAGTATACGAAGATGAAGGTTTTTCTGGTAAATCTATGGATAGACCAAAGTTTAAAGAAATGCTTAAAGATGCTAAAGATAAAAAATTTGATTATTTAATATGTTATAGATTAGATAGAATATCCCGTAATGTTTCTGACTTCTCTACTCTTATAGAAGATCTAAATAAGCTTAATATATCTTTTATATCAATTAAAGAACAATTTGATACTAGTACTCCTATGGGACGTGCTATGATGTATATATCATCTGTATTTGCTCAGTTAGAGAGAGAAACTATAGCTGAACGTGTTAGAGATAATATGTATGAGTTAGCTAGAACTGGAAGATGGCTAGGAGGTATGCCTCCATATGGTTTTATTAGTACTCAAATTAACTACTATGATGAAAATATGAACCAAAGAAAAATGTATAAACTTAAAATTGATGAAGATACAATAGAAATTGTTAAGTTGATATTTGATAAATATTTAGAACTTAGATCACTTTCAAAACTATATAAATATATGTATGAGAATGGAATTAAAGGAACTCGTGGAGGTAATCTTGATCCTAGTGCCTTATCTTTAATCCTAAAAAATCCAGCATATGTTAAAGCTGATAAAAGTGTAGTTGATTATCTAAGAAAGTCTAATATAGATGTTATGGGAGATATAGACAATATACATGGTATCCTAACTTATGCTAAAAATACAGATAGTCCTATAGCTGCTGTTGCTAAACATAAAGGTGTTATAGACCCTGATAAATGGATTGAAGCACAAAGGCTACTTAATGCAAATAAGGCTAAAGCTCCTAGAGCTGGAACTGGAAATAAGGCATTATTATCAGGTCTTTTAAAATGTTCTAAGTGTGGCTCTAATATGAGAATTACTTATAAAAACTCTAAAAGTGGAACCATCTATTATTACATATGTGGAACAAAGAAATCTTTAGGAGTATCAGCTTGTGATTGTAGAAATATCAGATCTGATAAGGCTGAATCTAAAGTTATAGATGAATTAAAAAATAAAAGTATTAAATCTATAATGTCAAGTTATAAAGATAGCAAGTTAGAAAATTCTAAGAATAGTAAAAATATAAAAACTGAGATAAACTCAATAAATAATCAAATTAAAGAAAAGGAAACATATATTGATAATTTAGTTATGCAATTAGCCAAGGTTACCGAAAGCTCTGCATCTACTTTTATAATCAATAAATTAGAATCTTTAAATAATGACTTATCTAATTTAAAATCACAATTAGAATCTTTAAATACTCTGTCTATGGAAAATAAGCAAGTTGATATTAATATAAATATGCTTATAGATAATTTAAATAAATTCAATAAAGAAATTGATACCTCTGATATTAATAAGAAGAGACTATTACTATCTACAGTAGTAGATTATATGACATGGGACTCTGATACAGACACAATAAAGGTAAACCTAATAGGTATCAATCCAAGCAATACTATAGCTTCAAGTAAATAGGAACTTTAATACATTTATCTGAAGCTATTTCTATGTCAGATAAGGTCGCAGTTTTATCCAAACGTCCTGCATCTATAAAAAGTATCTATAATATAGATTTAAAAATATCAGAAACTAGAACTCCTATAATATCAAGAAGTGCTGAAAATTTTAAAGACTATTTTAATATCTTGTGGAAGGAGATTGATTCTAGTGAAACAAAATAA